GAGGAGTTTGTGTATGACACGACTCATGTTTACTTGACCCGTGGGGTAGTACACTTCTGGTTTCAATGAGAAACTGTACACACCGAACTCGTAGTTTTCGTTTATGGCGTTCGTGTGGTGTCTGAGGGGTTGTTCGGCGGAGAGTTGAAGGTTGTCTGCGTCTATCACTGTGTTGTTATTGAACTTGAGATTCACGTGTTTTATGGGTACGTGTGCCGCTGTGGTATCGTTCGTGGCGATGAAGAATAGTTCCTTGACTGGATGTTTGAAATTTATCATCACAGACCGCTTAGAAACACCTGGGTCCATGCGTATTTCTGCGACTTGCGTCTGCGTGATCACGTATTCGATGGGTCTCGTGAGTATGAAACTCTTTTCATCTTCTGTGAGATACACGAAATCTGTAAACAGACTCATGTTTCTCAATTGCACGTCACACTCGATGGACGTGGTGGAATACTCGGACGTACTCAAATCGTACTCGACCGTGAGTTCATTAACTGGTCTGTACTTGACCTTGACTTCCACGAGTTGACTTCTGAGACCGCATATGGGTATGGAGAGGCTGGGGTGTCGGTGAAAGTAAAACGGTAATTGTATCTTATACTTTTGGAAGTTCGTGTATTGTGGGTACGTCGCATCGTTAATGATCGGATAACTGTTATGAAGGGTCGTCGCCACGAGGGTAAAGTCTGCATCATTTTGTGTGTAGTGTAGTTGGTTATACATGTATATGTACTCTCCGGTGATGCGCTGAATCGTCTGACCACCTATGACGAGATCGGCGTACTTAATCATCTTCGTGGGCGTAGACGTGTTCCAACGAATTTGTTTGACTTTTAGGGTTAAATACTTGTTTTGATCACTCACAGATTCTATTTTAACTTCATCGTATGTTCCTGCGATGTTTATTTCTATATTGAGTGTGATTCTATAGTTTCCGCCACCCAAATTTTCTTTCGTGTAATCGTTCACACTCACACCAGTGACATTGAAATCTTCTGTGCTGTTAAACACGTATTCGACCCCTTGGTACACCGCGAGCTCACTCGTTTCCACGGAGTCCACGTATAGAGTATAGTTTGTAGACCCAGTAGCGATTGTGTATGTGGACCCTTGTCCGGTGAGTGGCGAGGGTGGTGGAAGGTCCACATTTATGGTGACACCTTTTAACAGGTCACCGGCGTTGTTTGGTATGCGAGCAGTTGTTTCGTTTCCGTATTCTTCGAAACGCTGAAACGGAACTTCGATTTGCTCGAAGGAAAACTTTGTGTGTCTTCTAAATCTAGAAAGAAAGTGTGAATACTGTGGTTGTTCGGTCAACCATCTGTCCTGGATACCAGTGGTTGCGAGCGTCAAACGACCCGACATTCCTATTATTTGTGAGTAAAATTTTGCTAAATAAAACGAGACACTAAAGTAGAATGAATATTCAGTTGCGGAAATTCAAGCCGGAGACCATGGACGATGATCGGATATGTGTCTTCATTGGCAAACGTAACACAGGTAAATCGACGCTCGTCAAAGACATCATGTACTACAAGAAACACATACCAGCAGGGATTGTTCTATCAGGCACAGAAGAAGGAAACCACTTTTACGGAAATTTCATCCCAGACGTGTGTGTCTATGGAGATTACGACGGTGAGGCCGTAGACAGGGTTTTGTCCAGGCAGAGAAAGCTCGTGGGTACCAGAGGGAAGAACAAAACAAACGGGGCATTCATGCTTCTGGATGATTGCATGTATGATTCCAAATTTTTGAAGGAGACCAGGATACGTCAGTGTTTCATGAACGGGAGACACTTTAACATCTTCTTCATGTTGACGATGCAGTACGTGATGGACCTTCCACCGGCTCTTCGCGCCAATGTTGACTATGTGTTTATACTCAGGGAAAACATCATACAGAATAGAGAAAAGCTCTATAAATCCTTCTTTGGGATATTTCCCTCGTTTGATATGTTCTGCAAAGTAATGGATGCGTGTACAGAAAACTACGAGTGCCTTGTATTAGATAATACTGTTAAATCTAATAAAATACAGGATTGTGTCTTCTGGTACAAGGCTAAAATAAGAAACGGATTCAGGGTTGGGAGTCCACAACTTTGGAGCATGCACAAGAAAACGTATAACCCAAAATATTTGGAACAACAGGAGGCGGACGCAAAGAATGCCACCAAGAAAACACGCCTCACCGTTACGAAACGAAAATGACGATGCGTCACTAAGCGATTTCAAAAAAGTCAGCCTACATAAATGTCGACTGACGTCCGGACGCTGAATCTCTCTGAAAATGACGATGGAATGGTGCCTCTCACGACTTCTTTCGTGCAACAAAACCAACCCGAAAAAAATGTGAGTCAAAATAAAGAAATGACCATGGATTCCACTCCAATCTCCGACATCATGGGCCAACCAGAAATGCCACTCGAACCCCCAATGATGGAGGCCGACCCACGCGTGCAACAGCCAGTTGTCATGCAACAGCCCATGGTTATGCAACCACAACAACAGCAGCAACAAGCAGCTCCACAAAACAAGAACCCATTCAACCTTACTGATGAGCAGATGCAAGCCGTCATCGTCGCGGCGTGTACTGCGGCTGCCATTAGTAAGCCAGTGCAAGAAAAGCTCGCCAACTACGTTCCACAGTTCTTGAATGATCAAGGACACAGAAGCGCGGTTGGTCTCGCGGCGACCGGTGCGGTCGCGGCTGGTATCTTCTTCCTTCTCAAGCGTTACGCTTAAATGTAGTGGACGTAGATTTGTTTACCGAGCATGTAATAGTTAATAATCATAGAAACCATCAATGTGGGTATTAAAAGTGTCAGAGTAGTTCCTGTGCTTTCAATATCCTTCCCGAAATCACCGACCTTTTGCGCGAGCGTCTTGTTTTGAACGTAGGTCGCGAAGAGACCGAACGACATGAGCGAAGTCCACATCATGAAATTGTAATCGACACCCAATTTACCGAATTTCTTGTATCCACGCGCAATCAGATTGATGAGTTGTGGAACCGCAAAGGTAAGCAACGCGGCGTTCGCCCACTTCTTGGCTTCAGGTTTAGCTTCGCGCGTGAGCAATGGGCTATATATAGTGAATAGTACCAAAATCCATAGGAGTATAAGAAGTGGGAGTTCTCTCATTTATGATAAACATATATTATTTATCCTGAATGTGTTTACCACAGAACTTGGTCTTCTCTGGTATCTCTTGGTAAACACCTATGGCGACGCACATGCTCTTGAGCTTGTCGTACTTTTCCCAGTATTCTGGACTGTGTGAATACTCGTCGACCGTACAGTGCGCCAATTCGTGTATCAACACGTGCATGATTTCGTTTGGTTCGCCGTCTACGCAGAGACCTATCTCGTAGCCCTTGTTCACGTTGTACCCAACACTCCCGCCTTGCGCTCGGTGATGTGCCGTGATTGGGATCTCGCGGTACAAGTTTTGGAATTCTTCGTTGTTCGTTTCACGCAAGTGTTCCCTGAGGCGCGCGTATCTCTCCTTGACGATGATTAGGTTCTCTGGTTGTTTTGTGTTTAAAAGTATCAATAGATTTACAATGACTAATAGAATGGCGATCATCATCTCTTATAAGTAAATATAAATTTCGAGTACAGTTCAGATATGGAATTTCCGCGAAGGGGTTCCCATGTTTTCAGTCTAAATCCTAGTTTTTCTAATCGCGTGACTAACAAATCTTTGTGTGCGATGGGCTCGGATTTTGCACCGTCTTGGTAATACGGTGTGTCCACCAAGTGCACAAATAACTTTTCCCCGAATTGCCCATGACTCGTTCCTTTCATCACGAAAAAACTTCCCGTTTCGTGATTTAATGGTGTTTTGAATATGACTTGGTTTGAATCAGGTATGATACCCACGAGCTTACCACCAGGTTTCATGCGTTTGGCGATCTCTTTGGTCGTGGTCATGAACAGGTCTTCTGTGGCGAATATGTAGTGTAACGAAAAGTTATAACATATAGTGTCGTACTTTCTGTTTGGAACAGACATGATATCCCCGTGGTAGAAATTGATACGCATCTTATAAAACTTTGCCCGTGTCTTTGCCTCCTCGAGTGCGTCTTCACACGGTTCACACATGCTCACGTTGACCTTCGCGTGTTTCCATTTACCTATGTCACCCCCGAACCCACATCCGACGTCTAACACGGCATCCCCTTCATTAGATACGGCTCGTATCAAATCACGTTTTTGTTCGTTATGGTGTTTGCGTATATCTTCCATGACTTAAAACTTAGACCTTATATAGAATTATGAAGCCTTTTCTTAAGTGGGTTGGTGGAAAAACACAAATCATACAAGACGTCTTAGGTGCTTTTCCTTCCGAAATAAACGATTATCACGAAATTTTCGTGGGTGGCGGAAGCGTGTTGTTGGCGGCTCTCGAAAAAGCAAATGTGAAGGGGAAATTTTATGCTTACGACTTAAATAAGATTCTCATCGACACGTACAAAGATATACAGACACGCCCAAAAGAACTACAAAAGGAAGTGGATGAACTTTTTAGGGTATACGACTCCATAAACGGTACCGAGATTAACCGCAAACCCACAGACGAACAGGAAGCTTTGACGTCTAAGGAAAGTTATTATTATTGGGTGAGACACCTATACAATACGGGTACACAAAACAAGACTGCTATGTTTGTATTTCTAAATAAGACATGTTTTAGGGGTGTCTATAGGGAAGGTCCTAATGGTTTCAATGTACCTTACGGGCACTACAAGACAACACCTGCCGTACCAGACCTCATAAAGGTGAGTGAGGTCATACAAAAAGTCGAGTTCACACACTGTGATTTTAGAGAAGCTATACGCCGAGCAAAACCGGGTGATTTCATGTACCTCGACCCACCGTATGCGCCTGAAACGAAAACATCCTTCGTGGGATACACAAAGGATGGTTTCGGAATGAAAGACCACGAAGAATTATTTGAGATGACGAAATCGAGTGGCGCGCAGTTTGTCATGAGTAACGCGGGAGTTGATTTAGTGAGAGACGCATTTTCTGATTACACTGTGACGGACATTAAAGCTAGGCGAGCGATAAACAGTAAAAATCCAGCGTCTAACACGACTGAAGTGATCGTTCGGTCATCCAGTCATTGATGGCTTCTTCGTCCACCGCGTAGGCAGACGTGAACGGTGTGATTTTTCTAGTCTTCGTA